ATTGACTGATGTACACAGAGCGCGAATTTTTCATTTTGATACGCGGATTTTTTTCATTTTTAGTTTTGGGCAAATCGAAAGGCATTGAATAATATACGGTGAAAAATCCCATATAGTGCGCGCGGAGCAAAAAGTCAAGCCATCGATGCCCATGTTTTTTCTCGTTTCAGTCGGGAAAAAGCGGGCGTTCTCGATGGCTTTTTTACTGGCTTCGAAGTGCATTTTAACGTCGTCTGACGCTGCTTCCTGCGCGTTGTATGGCGTTAATCTCTGCGGCTGAGTATAAGATAATCCGCCATAAGCCATGCGGTCAGCGTGCCGATACACCATGCGCAGATCGAGCTTTGTACAAAGGCGCTCACCGTCAGACTTGCCGCCGAGATCACGATAAACACCGCCAGCGGAGCGAATTCATTCCATCGTTTCATGGTTTTGCCTCCTGTTGTGCACCGGATTCAGATCTTCTGCGCGCGTGTTGATGAGCCTTTGAACGGCTCTTTCGGACAGGTCGAAGTCCTCGGCGATCTGTGCAGCGCTGCGTCCTTCTCCGTAGAACGCCTCATGAATTTCGAGATTGCGCAGCCAGTTTTTCAGCAGTTCATTCTTCGGTATGTAGCCCTGCATTCCAAGCGTGCCCACATCTGCGCAGAGCCTGCGGGTTTTCTCCATGTCGATGATTTCCACGAGCATCTGAAGGTTTTTAGGCATCTTTGCAGACTCAGAATGAATGGCGTGCCTGATTTGGCTATCGCTGATCCCGTAGCGGTTCCGAATCTGCTGTGCCGGCATGCCGCTGTCGAAATCCTCGCGGATTCGCTGATCCTGTTCCTGCCGATCGAACCAGAGGCTGCCCGGTATGTATACGCTTTTCCCGCCCAGCGCCTCGCAGAGCTTCAGCGTCGCTTCCACGCCGATAACGTCGGCAAGCTCGCGCTGCTTTACGGATAAGTCCTCGTACTTTACGCGCTCAGTCAGCTTCCGAAACGATTCCGAATTCAGCTTTTTCTTTGCTCTTTCCAGTCTCTGATCTGCCATTTTTCTTCCTCCGTTTTCTCTGGGAAGTAGTTCGAAGAAACATAGGAAAGGGCCATGTGCCGCAAGGATCTGCGTCGGCGCATGGCCCTTTCCCCTTCGTATCAGCCGCCGTAGCGCGTCATGTCTTCGTTCCAGTTTTCCAGCGCATCCAGCACAGCGTCGAACGATGCAGCCGCAGTGTGACCATTCACGTTCTCAGCCTCATCCATCGGGGCACACAGACCACGCACTCGCTGCGCCTGAGATTTCAGCACCGAAATAGCATTCGATCTGGCTTTTACGTCACCGAAAATTTCTGCGATCTGAACGAACGCCTCCTTGTACCGAGCATTCCAGCCAAGCATGCTCCTCAACATGATCTCCAGCGAAGGATCAAAGGAAACGGGCCTGAGCAGCGCCTCAATATCATCGGGCTTCATCACGGCCAGATGATCCTCTTTGAGGAATTCGATGAGCGTACGGACGCGAATCTGATGCCCCGCATCTCCCGCTTTATCCGAATCCGCATTTCTTTCCTGCTCCAGTTTGATCCGCGCTTCATCAAGTGCTTTGGCCGCAGCTGTGATATGTGCGTCAATTTTCTGTCCATCCGCATTCTGTTTGCCGGAAAGAATGCCCAGAAGTTCGTCTTTCGCAGCCTGAATCTCTGCAACAACCATCTTTTTCATATCTTTCATGCCTTTCTTCATTGTCAATGGTACTCCGTCATTTCATCGTTCCAGTGATTCAGCATCGTCTCGATAGTGCTGAATACAAAATCCGCCTCATAGCCCGTCACGCTTTGGAAATCATCGTGCCCATTCCAGCAGCTTCGAAGATGCTCGTTCAGGCTGTGCAATTGCTCAATCGCCGTTCTTCTCACAATAACCGGCGCATAAAGCTCGGCCATCCATGCACCCAGTTTCCACGAGTTGATTCCGCCTGCACGCGCCGCTGCGGAAATCGACTGCTGCGCAGACAGGTCAAACGCGATCGGCTGAATGAGTTCCGCAAACTCGTTCTTTGTTATGGCAGCGCTGCGCAGCTCCAGCGTTTTCATCACATTGGCCACGCGCAGCTGATGGGCCGATTCGCCCGTGCGCTGCGCGTCCAGCTGCGCATCGGCGTTCAGACGGTTCTGCATATTCTGCACCATATCCGCTGCGCGGTTCAGATGCTGCCTGACACAGGCCCCCATTCGGTCGATCAGGTCGGAAATACGCTTCTGCTTTCCCTGCTCGCTCAAATCCAAATCATTGTGCGCCGCCAAGCACGATTCCTTCAGCGCAGACGCCTGTTTCATCGCGGCATGAATTTCTTCACGAATTTCTGCCTTTGTCCACTTCTTATAATAGGTCGCCATTCCGCATTCCTCCAATTATTCGCTCGTGTTTTTTGTACTGTCTTTTGCCCGAAGGCTCTCCTGGGTGAGTTCATCGAGCAGATCCCTGTTTTCGCGCAGAATGCCGCGCAGCCAGTTCAGGCGCTCCTGTTCCTCTGTTCCGTCCTCGGCTTTCTCGCGGATCAGGCACTGATCCACATACCGATGTTCATAGACCGCCGCCCGCTGGGCCTGTATGGAATACTTCAGAGCGTCCCGAATATCCAGTCCGGCGATGTCCTCCTGGCCGTCCAGAATGCGCCGCATCAGGCCTTCCTGAATCAGCGCGTTGATGCAGGCGCTCGCGTCCGCCGTGCCGTATTGCCGGACGTATTCCGCCACCGTGCGCATTCGGTTCATCATCAGATCAATCTGACGAACCTCCCGAATGTAGCGCTTCGCGTAGCGCCCGATGGCCGAAATGCTCAGCTGAATCCCGCACTGCTCCTTTACGGCCTCGGCCATGTCCTTATAGCTCAGGCCGTTCGCAGCGTCCGCAAGCATCGCCTCCAGATTCTCCCGGGCTTCCGCGGGCAGGTCGTCGATGCTGGAATGCACGCGCACCCGGGAATAGCGCTTCTCTTCCGGCATGGCGTTCACCGCCTGCCCTCGCGCGGAATGATTACGCCCAGATCCTTCACCGTGCCGTCCAGAACATCCTGACCGTTTGCCGTAATGCACAGCCGCACGTCCGGCGCGGGCGGCACATTCTCCTCTTCTTCATTCCACACCCGAACATATCCGCGTTCTAGCAGAAAGTTCACGCAGGAAACCATATCCCGGCTCACATCTCCGCCGATCCATTTCAGAGTGTGTTCCAACGTCTGCACCATCATCGGAAGCCCTTCCGATTCGTTCAGAATCTTCAGAATTGCTCCGCGCGTGATCTTGCGCTGTATCGTTCCCGATTCAAACGCGCTCATTTCTGCCTCCCGTTTCGCGCTTTACTTCCAGCGCGCGCCGCTTCCAGCCGCTCGTTCACCTGCTGTTTCTTCTGATAAGCCATCGGTTACACCTCGTCCATACTGTTTTTGTTCGGGAACATCCACTCAAAGCCGCCCAGCGCGTCGCAGAGCTTTTCCGCCGCTTCCGGCCCGATCTGCTCTGCCAGCTCGCAGAAGGACGCGGGCATAAACAGATCGTAGTCCGCCGGATCATAGGCCCAGCCGCGAGCCACGACCGCCTGAGCGGCCCGAGTGCTCACGTTCAGCCCTCGGGTGATCTCCGAATAGCTCGCGCCGTCTGCCCGAAGGCGCAGAATCTCATTCCACCGGCGCACCTGCTTCAGCTTTCGGCAATTCGGAAGATAGACCGTTTCGCCGTCATAGTACGTCAGCAGCTTCTGAGCGGCTTCCGCTCCGACCAGCTCCGTCAGGCGCTCCGCCGTCAGATGTCCTCTTCCTGTGCCGTTCGTCATGCCGTTCAGCTCCTTCGTTTTCGTTCCCTTCCTATTAAACGATAGGGTTGCGCCAGTATCATATTTCATATGAAACGCGATACTTCGGGCAAGCTGAGAATCAATGCCACAGGCGGCTCATGGAACCGGCATGCCAAGGTGCTTCAACATTTGAGCAGCTTTCGTTTTTACACCTCTGGCGACGCTGACTGAGCGTATTCCGCACGAATTATTTGAGATTTTTCGAAAACGAGCGTGCAGCATGGCGCGTTTCAATCTACCGCGCATGAAGGCAAAACCAAATGCTTTTCGCATTGGTCTGTTTCGACGAAGCCGAATGCTTTCTTCCGTTTTTATGTCCTGCCCGTCAGAACGCCGCAAACGGTTCTATTTCGCGCTCCGATCTATACACGTCCATTTTCTCCACTTCACCCGCAGAATCGCCGAGACCCCGCGTTAAACGCGTTCTAACGCGTTAGAGCATAAAGCAAAGGGCGGAACGCGCTATTTGCGGTTCCGCCCTTTGATCTCGCCGTGGATCGTCTTGTAAAATGTGCTCCTTGTGATTCCGTATTCCCGGCATAATGCCGTCGGGCTTTCTCCGGCGTTGTATCGCCTCAGCAGCTCCGAGTTTCGAATGCTGTTCCGCGCGCCTTGTGCCTTCGGAATGTACATCACTTCTCCGCCAAACTGTTCGAACAGGCTCAGCGCTGCCTCCAGCCCCATTGCGTCCGTGAATTTCCGATACTGTTCCGGCAGGTTTTCCGCCTTGACCTTCTGCTTCCAGTCGCTCACGTCGCGGCCTCCTCGGTCTGGTTGTATTCGGCCATGCGCTTTTCGATCAGCTCAAAAATAATCTTGAGAACGGTTTCAAACTGTTCGCACGGAACGGTGAACAGGGTCGGCACAAAACCCTCCGGGGCCGGGTGGGGAACGATGATCACCTTGCACAGCCCGGTTCCTTCCTCGTCCTCTCTGTTAAGAGCGTAGACATGCCAGTCCAAATCTTTCATTTGCGAGATCCCCGCCATTCCAGCCCTTCGCGCTTGCCTGCCTTGTACATCTTCCACGCCCGAAGGTCGAACGCTGCCACCAGTGCCCCGCCCAGAAACATGAATCCCAACGCCTGCCAGATGCTCATTTCATTTCCTCCGTTTCCCTTGTCTGTTCCTTTTCCGCCCGTTTTACCATGGCCTTCAGGCCCTCGATCACCTTTCCGGCGTTCTCCGCCGTCAGAAACGCCACGTCGTCCACTCCGAATCGCGCCCGCAGGAAATGCCTCAGCCGCTTCGGCTCCTCGGTCATGCCCAGCTTTCCGGCCAGCGCCAGTATGTATTTTCGCTGCTTCTCAGACGCTCGTCCGGGAATCGGCTCCACGCTCTCGCCGGTGCGCCGGCGCATGCAGTCGATCATTTGCGAAGCCTGATAGCAGGTCAGCTCCTTCAGGCTTTCCTTGCCGAACAGAATCCACGCGGTGTCGTGAACCGTCTCGTCATCGAGGTCGTTCCGTCTGGCGATTCCGTAGATCATCCGAAGCTGATCCGGCGTTATCATCTTTTTCGCGGTCGTCTTGGTTTCCTGCATTCTTTCAGCTCCCCTCCATGCATTTCTGCGTCAATTCCCGTTACAGAAGCGTCGTCTGTGCCGCTTCCTCCACCAGAGCGGCGGTGATCCGCGTTTCTCCGCTCTCGTTCATTTGCCGGAAAAGGTTGTTCAGCGTGCGATCCAGCACCCGGAAGCTGCCCGCGTGGCGGTTGGTCGCTCGACGCTTCAGCAGCTCCAGCGCGTCCTTGTCGATCTCGTAGCCCTTGAAGTAGCTCTCCACCTCGCGGGCGCTCAGTCCCGACAGCTCGGTGCTGATTTCCACCCGACTGGCCAGCCGCGGAAGCTGCATGATGACGTGGTTCGCAAGCTCCGGCTCGCCGGACAGCACGAGGCCCACTTCAGACTGGTCGAAGATCTCCCTCAGCGCCTCCATTTTCTTCAGAGAAGCCCGGGACATCAGCTTGTCCGCCTCGTCGATAATCAGCAGCCAGCCCTTGTTTCGGTTGAAAAACTCCCGAATGGCCACGATCTGATCGTAGGTGGATTTGACCGTGCAGTGAACGCCCAGCGCCTTTCGAATCGCCGTCACGAGGTTCTGACAGCTCATCGTGCCGCCGCACTCCAGATAGGCCACCCGCTTCTGGCGGGCGTAGTAGCGCAGCGTGAAGGTCTTTCCGAAGCCCGGTGCGCCCGTGATTACGCCGATCTTGGCGTACCTCTGGCAGTCTGCGCAGATGTTCACAATCTCGTTTGCGTCCGCCGTGGCGAACAGTCCCGGGCGCTTCGCGATCTGCACGCCCTCGCTTTCCGTCACCCGGAAGCCGTACATCCGATGCAGATACTCCTCCAGCGCCTTTTCCACGTTCTGATTGCTGCCGGTGTACTTGCCGTTCAGGTACTGCGACAGCGCGGGCCGGGAAATTCCTGTGCCGTCTGCGATCTCCTGAATATCGCGCCCGGTTTCCTCCTTGAATTCCAGCACCCAGTCCCGAATGCTCTTCTTGCGATTTTCTTCCATGTCAGAGTGCCTCCCCTTCGTCCGGTAATGTGTTCAGGTATGCTATTCTCGCCGAAGCGTCCCTTCCGGTGATCCATCCGCCTTTTTTGCGTTTCGTCTGTCGCTCTTCCAGTCCGCCGCTGTATTCCTGATCCTGCGGAAGCGATACGACGTTTCCGGCATTCTCCGGCGCGGGCTTTCCGCTTCCGGCGTACATCAGGCCCTCGAGGCTCTGCGTGCGCCGCTTTGGTTCGGCGGCTGTCCGTTCCTCATACGGCGTTTGCAGCCTGCGCGCCGTTTCCGCGGCGCTCCTGTTTTGCCGCTTCTTCATCTTTTGATGCTCCGACAGCGCCTCCCGATCCAGCTGATCTCCGAAGCCCATGTCCTGCGCTTCTTCGGCCTCGCAGATGAATTTCCCGGTCTCCTGTTCGTACACGGACAGCTTCGATTTGTCGTCCGGGTCGTATTTCACATTGACCTTGTGCCCGATATAGAGCGCAAGCGCCGGATCAGTGTATCTGCGATTGAACTGACGAATGCCGTCGTTTCGCACTGTGGCCTCGCGATCCTGCTTCATAAGCTCGATGGCGTAGTCCCTCGGCGGCGGCGGGAATATGTAGCGCTCGCCATTTTCAAACAGCTCCATGGGCGTTTTCCATTTCTCCTTGGCCAATGCGCTGCTCTTCTTGCGGTGGTACTGATCCAGATAGCCGTCCAGCTTCTCCTGCACCTCCGCCATGGTCATCAGATCGCCGTTCTCCAGCATCTTTCCAATGTCCTTCGGAATCTTGTTCTCCGTTTTCGAGCCGGTGAGCGTGCCCGTGTAAGAGGTGAACCGCTTGGAAAAGTTATTGCACAGCGTGCCGAAGCTCCGCTCGATCTGCCCCTTGCTCCACGGATTATAGGGTATTGCGACGTTGATCCCCTGAACGCCCATCTGGTGATAGTAGCCGTTCGCCGCTGCGTCCGATGCCTCGGGATGCTCCCGGCGCTCCTTCTTGGTCTGGCCCATCATGGCCTTGGAGGTGTAGTCCTTGCCGTTGTCTATGTACAGATATTTCGGAACGCCCTGCGCATCCTGATAGACCATCCTGAAGAAGGATTCCTTCAGCACGTCAAAATTGCTCTTCTGGCACAGCAGCGCGCCCATGATTCGGCGGCTCTTCACGTCGATCCACGCGACCAGCGCCGGGCGAATCGCCTGCTTCCGGCCCCTTTCGTCCGTGGTCTCCGCCCAGAGATCCAGAGTGTGCACGTCGCCCATGACCACCTCGAGCGCTTTAAGCTGCAAGGTATCGCGCCGCGTTTTCATGCCGCATTTGTTCTCGTACTCCCTCCGGCCCAGTGCGACATAATTGTGCGCGTCCCGGTATTTCGGAATCCCGGCCAGATACTTCAGGTACTTCTTCACCGCGTACCGGCTCGGAAGCTTCTCGATCCCGTATCCCGCCGCCAGCTCCATGAATCGGTCGGTCATGAGCTCCCGCGTGGGGCGGTTTCGAGCGAATTCTTTGTCGGCGTAGATGTTCTCAATCAGGGCTTTCGATCGTTCTGTGAGCTGCGGGAAGGTGTCCTTCTGCCTCGGCTTCCGGCACAGCGCCAGCGTCTGAAACTCCATGCTCGGCGAGGATTTGCGGCCGTTCTCCATCTGGTATCGCTGCGCCCGGCACTCCGCGTCGGTGATCGCCGCGACGTAGCCCTGAACGGCCCGCTGCGTAATCCCCAGCTCGTCCGCCAGGGCGGCGGGGGCCCCGGCCCGCGGATGCCTCCGCGGATGTGGTGGCGGCAGCTATCGACGCCGTCAACCGTGACCCTGCCGTTCACGGCTGCCTGCTGCTGCGGCCTCTGCCGCC